TCATGGCGGTGTGTTTGACTTGTCTTGATAAAATCTAGATAAGATGTAGAATAGGGGGTGGGCAAAACCTGCCCCCTTTCTAGGAGTCTTTATGTCAGAACTCGGTAAACGAGGTAATTTAGGTGTAGTAAACGGAGTAGTAAAAACAGCCTACGCAGATGGCGAAGGCGGTCTTATTATTAAGACAGAAACAGACTTAACGGATTTTATTGACCATACACAGGCTCAATACAATCAGCGTAGCGAAAAAACAGGATGGGGAGATGATCTCTACGATCCAAAGAATAAGATAGCATCATTACCACTAGAGATTATTGAGACTCTAAATGAGATGGGTATTATGCGAGGCTATCACATTACCGATCAAAAAGCCCTCAAGAAGTGGCTAAATAACCCTGATAACAAGGTATTTAGAACTAGAGGGGGTCAGGTATGAGAATAGCGGTTTGTATCCCTGCAAGAGGGCAGATGGAGGTAGCAACAGCCTTTGATATGATGGCAATGCTTACCTACACAGTAAAGACAACGGATTACGATATAGATTTATTTACAGCACAAGGAACTTTGATATTCGATCAGAGAAATAGCCTGGTGCAAAGCGCAATAGATATAAAAGCAGACTATATGCTTTTTATTGATGCAGACATGAGGTTTCCAAAAGACACCTTAAAGATCCTACTATCTCATAAAAAAGAGATCATTGGAGTAAATGCGACAACACGAGCAGAACCTGTATCTCCTACAGCTAGGAACATACAGATCAACGAGGATGGCTCAGTCATCTTTTTGCCTGTTTACTCAAATGCAAAAGAAGGAATCGAAGTAGTAGATGGTATTGGCTGTGGGATAATGTTGATAAAGACAAGCATCTTTGAGAAGATGGAAAAGCCATACTTTTACTTTGAGCAGTTAAAGAATAATAAGTTGCTTGGTGAGGATATTTACTTCTGCATCAAGGCGAGAGACTCAGGCATAGACACTTGGGTAGACCATGATTTATCAAAAGGAATTAAGCATATTGGTCAATATGTCTATGGATGGCACAATGTCGAAATACCAAAAGATTAAGAGAGATATATGGCTTATACCAACTATTCCGATCTAAAAACATCGGTAGCAAACTACTTAGGTAGGTCTGACTTAACATCGGTCATTCCAGACTTTATTAGTTTTGCAGAAATGCGTATGGCAAGAGAATTACGCACTAGGCAGATGTTGCAATCTGCTACTGCACCCACAGTAGGTAATGATGCCAAGGTAGCGTTGCCAACAGACTTTCTAGAGGTACGAGACTTAAATGTACAAGGATCGCCAAGAACACCATTAACCTATATGTCTCCTAGTGCTTTTAGTAGAGATGCACCGGCAGATGAAGTTGGCAGACCTACAACATACACAATTATTAAGTCAGAATTTGTATTAGCACCAAAGCCAGACACAGCCTATACATTGGAGATACTTTACTATGCTAAACCTACTGTATTGTCTACTGGTAATGCAAGCAATGTATTTCTTGCTAATTATCCAGATGCTCTCCTCTACGCATCTCTTTTAGAGGCAGAGCCATATTTAATAAACGATGCTAGAAGTCAGACATGGGTAAGCCTGTATGACAGAGCAATAACAAACATATCCAATGCAGATCAGAATGGCGATTATTCTGGTGTTCCGTTACAAATGAGAGTTACTACACGATAAGGAAAAAACATGGCTGAAATGTCAAACTACCTAGAGAACGCACTAATTAATGCGACTCTACGAGCAACAACCTTTACTTCTCCAACCACAGTTTATGTAGGTCTCTATACAAGCGATCCTACAGATGCTAATTCAGGAACAGAGTGTACTGGTGGGTCTTATGCTCGTAAATCTGCTACTTTTGGCGCACCTTCTAATGGTGCAAGCGTAACTACGGCAGACATTACATTTGACCAAGCTACAACATCTTGGGGAACAATTAGTCATATCGGAATCTTAGATGCTTTGACTACTGGCAATCTTTTGTATCACACACCTTTGACAACATCTAAGGCTATTGATACAGGAGACATATTTAAGATTGCATCTGGTAGTCTCTCAGTTACCCTAGCTTAATGGCATTAACTCTCGAACAGTTAGATCAGTTCGGGACTTTAGAGCAAGTACCATACTCATTCGATCATACTTGGGAAACAGACGAAGTATGCGGTGATTGGAGATTAGAGGATATGGATTCCTTGGGGAATCTAGATCAACTCAATATCTCTTTTGATGATCCTGTATGGACTACTCTGTGTGTTAAGTTCCCATCTGCATCTATTACAGCAAACGCAACAGTAAGTGCGGATGGAGTTCGCCAAAGAACAGGCGAAGCACTTGTTACAGCCAATGCATCTGTTGTCGCAGAGGGACAAAAAATAATAAGTGCTAGTGCAGACATAAGCGCAGATGCAACAGTAGTCGCTAGTGGATCTGCTATCCGTACATCATCGACAGACATAACAGCCAATGCTTCTATTACAGCAGAAGCCATAAGAGTATTGGTAGGAGAAGGACAGGTAAATGGAACAGCAACAGTTAATGCAACAGGAAGTGCAATACTGGTCGGAGCTGCTGATGTCAATGCAGAAGCAAGTGTGGCAAGCACAGGTATTCGAGTCAGAACAAGTGATGCAACAATTACAAGCAATGCTTCTGTGGAATCTGAGGCTATTAGGCTTAGAACATCTACAGCAGAAATAACAGGCACAGCAACAGTAACAGGACTTGGTGGTGTTGAGTACGCAGGAGAAGGATTTATTATTGCTAATGCGTATGTAGATGCACAGGCACAAGCAATTTACTCTGCAAGCGGATTAATAACAACCAATGCAACAGTAGTCGCAAATGGTAATATATTAGGCGATAACTGGTCAGACGAAACAGTAGGATCAGAGTCTTGGACAGCCATATCAGCAAGCACTACAACATGGACAGCAGAGACAGCAGGATCAGAGTCGTGGACAGCACAATCAGCATCATCGACTACTTGGACACAAATATCTAGCGGAAACTCACAATGGCAATAAGCAGAATCACATTCGGAGAATGGACACCAGATCAGCCAGGTATTACTAATGGTCTTAGGAGAGCAGAGAATGTTTACTCTAAAGCAGTAGGCTATGGTTCTATTCCTACAGTAGTAGATTACTCGGCATCGGCATCTGAGAACCTTAACAATGTAGTTGCAGGCAAAACAACTGTAGGAGCTACATTAGTATTTGCTGGTGGTTCTACAAAATTATTTAAACTAGATGCTGCTGATTTGTCATTAGACAATGTTTCTAAGTCAGGAAACTATACAACTCCCACAGATCAGCGTTGGAGATTTACACAGTTTGGCAATGTAATTATTGCAGCAAATGGTCAAGCAAAATTACAAGGATACAACCTAAACAGTTCTTCATTATTTGCAGATTTATCGGCAGATGCTCCAGATGCAAGATATGTAACTGTAGTCCGAGACTTTGTAGTATCAGGACACCAAACTGGTTATTACAACAGAGTTCAATGGTCAGCATTAGGAGACGAGTCATCTTGGGCAAATTCTGCTACTACACAGGCAGACTACCAAGATATTCCTGATGGTGGATCTATTGTTGGTGTAACAGGTGGTGAGTTTGGTCTAGTCTTTATGGACAGAGCCATTCATCGTATGTCTTATGTTGGCAGTCCTCTTGTATTTCAATTTGACAACATTAGTAGAAACCTAGGATGTTACGAGGCTAATTCCATTATTCAGTATGGTGGCACATCGTTCTTTTTAGGAGATGATGGATTTTATGCCTGTGATGGACAAAATATAGTTCCAATTGGTAGTGAGAAAGTAAACAGATTTTTCTTTGACAATGTAGATGAAGGTACTTTATACCTTATGTCTGTTGCTGTAGATCCAGTTAAGAAACTCATTATTTGGGCATATGCCTCTAACAGTTCTGCTACTCCTGATAGTCTATTAATCTACAATTTTCAGACTCAAAAATGGACTAGCGGTACAACCCATGTAGATAAGATTGCATCAACATCTACACCTGCTGTTACATTAGAAGGAATGGACACTTATGGTAATTTAGATACCATTTTGACAAGTTTTGATAGCAGACTTTGGCTTGGTGGAAAACTACAGTTAGCCGGTGTGGATGGAGCAAAGATTGTTACATTCTCTGGTGCTAATGCTACAGCATATTTAGAGACAGGTGATATAGAAGTGCCTGGTTCTACTTCTGCAATCACAATGGTTAAACCAATAGTAGATGATGGTTCTGGTAGCGTAGCATTGTTGTCTCGTAGGCTTTTGTCAGAATCTACAGTCTTTGGTTCACAAACAGCAGCAAACAGCGAAAATAGAGTCGCAGTTCGTGGTGTTGGTCGCTATCATCGTCTACAATTAACCCCTACAGGTAGTTGGACATCAGCAGTCGGAATGGACATCGATTTAAGCCCTCTAGGAACTAGATAATGTTTAGAGCATTACCCCCATTTGGTAGCGATCCTCGTGGAGTAGCCGAGGTAGTCAATGGGATTATGAATGGCAAAACCAACAATACAGGGTCGGTAACTTTAGCAACAGGTGGTGCATCTACTACAACCATTACAGATGCTCGTATCGGTGTAGATTCTGTCATTCTGTTAATGCCTACAGACGATGTATCATCTACAGCGTATTATCCATATTTAGCAGTTCAAGACGATACAGATCAAGCAGCAACGACAACATCAGCAGCTAATATTATGTCGTTTAGCACTACAGACTATGCATTAGGTGCAAGTCTAGTAACTAATACGAAACTAACAGCAGGTTACTCTGGACTCTACAACATTCAGTTTAGTGTGCAGTTAATTAATACGACCAACGATGTGCAAACAGTCAGTATTTGGTTTAGTAAAAACGGAACAAATGTAGCAAACAGCAATAGTGAGTTTGGTATCAAACCTAGAAAATCTAGTGGTGTAGCAAGCCAAGCTATTGCAGCACTAAACTTCTTTATTGCATTGCAAAAAGACGATTATGTAGAGTTAGTTTGGAGACCAAGCGACATTGGTGTAAGCATTGAGCATTTTGCTACCCAATCAAGCCCAACTAGACCAGCAACACCAAGCATCATAGCCACCATGAGTTATCTATCATCGAATGGTTATACCAGTAATCTTTTTACAAGACCTTATATATCAGCAGTAACCAACGGAAGTGCCACTATTAGCCATCCAGCTAATACAGTATCAGGCATGACTCATAAATACATCATCGTAGGATAA